GCCGCTGCTACAGGGTTCGGAAATATTGCCAAGCTAGGAGAACTCAACCAAGGGATGGGCGGCGAAGAATCTATTTCTGGTCAAGAAATTATTGGCTCTCAGTTTGGATTTAACGCAGACGGAACAAAGAAACTTGCAAACCGCAAGGCACGTCGTCTTGCTGAGTTTGAAGGCGGTGGCAACTTTGCCAAAAGCCAAGGTATTGGTGGGGCAATAAAGTCTGGTGTTGGTTCCGCGGAGTAGGGTTATTGATACACTGATGTACCAGTGATATATTACTGAGCATCTTGTAAAAGATACCTGTCGGAGAGTCCCTCGACTTCGACATGCACATAGGGGCGAGATTTGCAGCCATCTGAACCCTCCGGTCGGATGTGGGCAGAAGGAGCGGGTCATGTCAGATTCATACGCAGAGTTTGAGGACGATAGCCAAGACCAAGTTACGAAAGATCCAGTGCGCGCTCAATTGCGCAAAGTGGAACAGCAACTGAAAGCATCCGAGGCGAGAGCCAAGGAGTTCGAAGGAGCAGCTCGCGAATTAAATTTCGTTAAGGCTGGTGTTAATACATCAGATCCTGGCGCAAAGTATTTCGTTAAAGGCTACGACGGAGATCTAAGCCCAGAAGCTATTCGCGTAGCAGCCCAAGAAGCAAATCTCATTCCAGTCAGCAATGGCGAAAAAGTCCAGGCAGCCGAACAGCAGGCTTGGTCAAGGGTGAATAACGCATCTCGGGAAGGTGAAAAGTTCGAACCAGTTACAGACTGGAACGAAAAGATGGCTAACGCTAAGAATGAGCAAGAAGTGAATCAACTCATGGCTCAATACAACGCAGAGCAAGCCAGAAAATAACCCCCCAGTAGGCGCACTACCTTCTGGGGCTACCCAAAAGGAAATACAGTGGCATATACCCAGCAATCGTCACTTGGCGTAGACCAAGCGGCATACGACCGGTTAGCATATTTTGCTCTCCGTTCAGAACTTCTGTTCGATCAAGCAGCAGACGTTCAAGCAACAAACCAAGCAATGACCGGTTCTTCGGTGATCTTTACGATCTTCAGTGAATTGGCAACAGTAACCACACCACTTACAGAAACATCCGATGTGACAGCTGTCGCAATGGCTGACTCAAACGTAACGGTGACATTGACTGAATACGGTAGCACTGTCAACACAACTGCTAAGTTGCGTGGAACAGCGTTCCTTGACGTTGATGCAGCTGCTGCAAACCTCATTGGCTACAACGCAGGAAGTTCAATGGACGAAGTTGTCCGTGAAGTTCTTGCCGCTGGAACCAACGTTATTTACGGTGGTGGCGGTTCAACAAACCCATCAAGCCGTGTAACGGTTCAAGCCGAAGACACTATCGAAGCGAACGATGTTCGTAAGGTAACAGCAGCCCTCCGTGGTGCAAACGTAAGCCCATGGAACGGTTACTACATCGGCTTTATCCACCCAGACGTTTCGTTCGATCTCCGTCGTGAGACCGGAAACTCTTCGTGGAACGCCCCACACGTCAACATGGACACCGCCAACATCTACACAGGTGAAATCGGTACGTTCGAGTCGGTCCGCTTTATTGAGACCCCTCGCACAAAAGTCCGTACAGACGCAGGCGAATCCAGCACCGTAGACGTCTATGACACCTACATCATGGGTCGCCAAGCATTGGCAAAGGCACACTCCTTTGTTGATGGAAACGGACCTGTTCCTCAGATCCGCCGAGGCCCAGTGGTTGACTCGCTCATGCGTTTCAATCCAATCGGTTGGTATTGGTTGGGTGGCTATGGCCTCTTCCGCGAAGCATCATTGCGTCGCATCGAGTCCTCGTCTTCAATCGGCACTAACTAAGTAGTATCACTGCGGTGGTCGAGGGTTTAGAAAGACCCTCGGCCACCTTTGGTGTATACTTGTGATGACGAAAGGTTTCTATGTCAATCTCCAATTACGCTGAGTTAAAGATTCTTGATCACACAACCGGTAGGTCTGCATGGACTATGCCTACAAACGTGTATGTAAAATTACACACGGCCGATCCTGGTGAAGCCGCTACATCTGCTGCTGCTACAGAAGCCACCCGCAAAGTTGCTGCCTGGGCCGTTGCTGCGTCAGGTGCAATTGTTACTTCTGCAACTATTGAATGGACCAACGTTTCAACCACCGAGGTGTATACGCACTGGTCACTCTGGGATGCCTCAACAGCAGGTAATGCTTTGTGGACTGGCGCTTTGTCTGCTTCTGCTTCTGTTACTGCCGGTGACACTTTTCAGATCACCTCTTTAACCCTCTCACTAGACTAAGTAGCGGGGCCGCATGGCTGTCCCACTCGATTTTAAAAGCCCCTTTGTTGGTGGAACTGCGTTCTATCTTCTTCATACAACATATATCCGCACAGGTACCGGTAGTGGTCTTGGTACAGAATCTGCTGCTCGGTTAGTTAAATCCCTCCGCACCGCAACAGGTAGCGGCACCGGAACAAGTACCACTGTTGAAATCAAAGTTAGAGTCAGGGCCGGCAGTGATTCTGCTGGTACCGGTTCTTCCGCTGTGTCGCAAGTCCTATCAAGAATTGTTACTGGAAGCGGTTCTGGTACAGGTTCATCGACTACAATAGGACTTCATGTTTCACCACGAACTGCTACTGCATCTGGCACGGGAACGTCGTCAACGCTACAACTCCTCAAGATCCTCCGTACTGCGTCGGATGCGGGAACGGGATCGTCAGTTACGGTTGCTGCACGGATACACTACAGAGCCGCTACTGGATCTGGAACCGGGTCTGCGGTCTCCGTCCACTACAAGTTCCACATGTTCCGACCACCGGTAGAACTTGTTGGTCCGTTCATGCTTCTCCACGGAGACAAGATAGCCAACAAGCTAGGCAGGCGTTTTGAGCCATTTGAGCGTGGCAAGAATGTTTACCAGCTAAACAATCTTTCATTTACTGAAAATGATCCATGGTCCCCAGACAACTACATCAAAGTGTTCCATGGTGGACACGTACATGCTCTTACAGAAAATGAATACACTGCCCTAGTTGCAGCAGGATACGGAGCAAACATCACATGAAACATGCAGAAACACACCCAACCCTAGATGTAGACGGATGCTTTGCTTGTCGCATTAGTGGTTTGACCATTGGAGTTAGCGACAAGTTTAAGTCAGAAAACGTACGTGAGTCCATTTTGTCAAAAGATTTAGCTGCATACAAGAGGTTGCGCGCAGACGGAACCCAACCTAAGCAGATAGATGGAAGTGCTAATGTAGAGTCGAGAGCACAAGAAAAATGGCAAGTAAACTCGGGAGTTCTCCCGGACCGCTTGCTCCACATATAGAAAGGTACCATTATGAAAATGGCCAAGAAACCAACGATGAAGCCAGCAGCTGGCAAAAAGCCAATGATGAAGCCAACGAAGAAAGCAAAAAACTACTAACAAATGTCTACCGCTGGTGCACTCATCAACCGTGTTTCGCGACAGCTATTGTCCGGAACGATCGAAGAACGGAACAAGTTAGCTACAACAGTTAACTCTGCCGCCACGTCGATTGTTATGACATACGCACTAAACTCCATTCGTGCTGGGGCAGTTTTTGAAATTGACTCAGAACTTATGTATGTTTGGTCGGTTGACACCACAACCTTTACGGCTACTGTTGAGCGGGCTTACGCCGGAACAACAGCTGCAGCACACACCAGCGGTGCCATTGTTACATACAACCCTCGATTTCCGCAGCAACAATTACTTGATGTCTTAAACCAGGACATTGATGACCTTTCTAGCCCACTAAACGGACTATACCGAGTTATTACTGTTGCTCTTTCATACAACGGATCAGATCGACAAATTAACATAACTTCTGCAACAAACATTATTGACCTTATTGATGTCCGCTTGCGGTACCTGTCAGACGATTTTGTTGCGCTTCGTGGGGCTAGGTTGGCACGCGATTTACCAACTGCAGACTTTGCTTCAACGTTTGCCATTACTCTGGATCAAAGCACCATGGCTGGGACATTACGGGTTCGTTATCGTGCACCGTTTGTGCGCGCTACAACCACAGCCGACAACCTACAAACGGTTTCATTCTTGCCAATATCCATGGAGGACATTCTTGAGTACGGCATCATGGCACGCATGTTGGCTCCTCGCGAAGTCAAACGTAACTTTACTGAGTCACAGGGAGACACCCGTAGGTCTGATGAAGTTCCTGTTGGTGCTGTGTCAGGATCTGCATCCAGCGTGCTCAGACTGCGTAGGGATCGCATCATTGCTGAAGCTGCCAAGTTGGCAAAACAATACCCATTAACCATAAGGGTTTAATGTGTGGCTGAGCTACTTGATTTCAAAAGCTCGTTTACAA